TTAAATCTAATTTAGATGTGCTTGTATTTGGACCACTAGATACAACGGAATTAATTTCAAAAATACTTAATGATCTAGCAAAATATCTTAAATCGGCCAATTTTCCGGTAAATCCGCCATTTTGACAGGCGTAAACATTATTATAATTTTGTTTTGGTACATTTTGTAATACTAAACGTCCAGAAATGGTGCCATTGACATATACATCTAATAGAGTGTTCTTTAAACGAATAATAACATTTACCCATTTTTTAATAGGAACGTTGCTAATATTTATGACTTCCATCGCGTTAGCATTTGAAACCGTATTCATAATTACATGTAATTCATTCGTTGCTGGTGACAAATATAAACCAGGTGCGTTATTTACGGAAGAAATATTCGTAGTAGAATTATAATTATTATCGCCTTTATTAAAAATATGTTGATATTTACTAGTGCTAGCTCCTAAATCGTCTAAATAAATCCAAGTAGACCATGTAAATTCTATACCAGAGTTTTCATTATTAGATTTTAATATAGGAACCGAAGTACTATTATTAGGGTCTTGTGTGATAGTTACCGGTTGACTACCTTGTATCATACCTTTTATAACAAATGGATCATTTTTTGGCATAATATAAGCAATCATTATTGACATTCCTAAATTTAATAATAATACAAAAATGATTAATACCAATACTAAAAATGAAAATTTGGCAACAATTGTATTGGATGAAGAAAATTGTGGATTATTGCTAGATTCACTAGAAAAACCGGATAAAATAGTATTGAATTGTTGTTTTGCGTTTGAAAAAAAATTGGAAATACTATTGGTGAATGTTGACATATTATTTTGAATACTTGTTCCCTGATTTTGTGGTTGTTCTAAATTCATGTATCTATATTATATTATAGATACATAAAGTATTTGATATAAATTAAAATAATTGTGTGTCAGCAAATATTTCTCCATTTTTCAAAACTTTTAGATTTGCATTATATGAACCCATACTAAACATACCACCGATAACCGTATTATAACTAGAAACATAATTATTTATAACTTCTTGTGGAGACATAGGTCGGGGTATACGTATTAAATCTGCTACACTCGCATCCCATATATCCCCACCACCCAATAATAACGGAACAGTTGCATCGCCTGGCATTTTTGGATTTTTTGTTAATTTTTGGGATATCACTAATTTTCCATTTAAATATACATCAATGATTTGGTCGTCTACACTGAGAACAATATATACCCATTTTTGTAAAGGAAAATTATTTGTTACTGTAATTACTTGGGTGGAGTCATCATCTAAAAACATTTTACAATATAACGTAGGAGTTGTAGCATCTAAATATAAAGTAAAATTTTTGTCACGGCTTATAATTGTTTTTTCCTTTGTATTATCCCACGAGTTCACATATAGCCATACCCCATACGAATAATGTAAACTACTAGGGTCTTTCAAATAAGCAATCGGAGGATTTGTTTCATTTAACTTCGCGCTTCGTTTAATAACAGGAGGTGTCAATAACCAAACATACATGTAATATAATAAAAATACAATAATTATTCCTAAAACAATAATAACATAATTCATTTTATAATATATTATGTTATAATATTTTATTTTATTTATCAATATTCCTTAACTGGAGGATTTTTATTGGCTAATAATTTATAATTATTGTTTATTTCAAATCGGGATAGAGTTTTATTATAATAAGTAATATTACATATTGCTCCATCTAAACCTTCATTGCTACCAATAATAATTTCATTCATAGAATCATAGTTATTTGGAGTTTTTATCGTAAACGATCGTTTTAATTCACCATTTATGAATATATCTAAATTATTTGATGTATAATTTAATACTATATTCGTCCATTTTTGTGGTTCATTAGGTATAGTATATGTATCGTCTTTATAATAAAATATCAAATTATCTCTTATTTTATTATCATCAGGTTTATTATAGTATGTTATTTTCGGTGTATTGTCGCTCATGGTAAATATGTTACTTTCTGATTTATAAGCACTAAAATTATCTGGAAGTGGATCTATATACGTCCACATTGAAATCGCAAAATCTTCGCGATAAATTTTTGTATTTTTTTCGGTGCTTTTATACATAAGATCATTTATAGGAAAAGTATATTGATTTGTTAAAAATCGCGAATCGGGTAATATAGATTGACCATACGTTCCTTTTAAAATTAGGTTGGCTAATTTTGGGAAATAGAAATACAATAATATAAATAATAATTCAGTTATGAATAAAATATAGGTAGTATTTGTAGTTAATTTTAATTCCTTCTTAATATATTCTACAAGGTCTATTAATAAACATGGTAAATAAAATAGTAATCTAATAAATAAACCAGTCCATCCAGTGTATGATCTCAAACTTGTACTAATAATCATAAATAAAATGGATAATGTTAATAAAATAATAATTCCTATGGTTACTGCTAAAACGTAACTCATTACTACAATGTTTTGTAAGTTTATATTTGAATATAAGTAAATACAGCCCGACACAATGATTAACAAAAATATACTGGCAAATACAATGAGTTTAAAATTAATCTGAATATTTTCGCCGGCGCTAGTAGATGGTTTAAGTAAATAAAATAATAAAAATGGTACAAAAATAATGAGTAAAATAATATAGTTAAGAATTGAGAATTTTTGTATATCTTCATTAAATTTGTAAATTGTCAAAGTAATCATGGATATTATTATAAAAAAAAACAAATAATAAAATAATACTGAATTTGAATTATTTCCAAAAATATTTAATAAATCAAAAGGAAACATGTTTATATCTTACTATAATAAGATATAGACATAAATAAAATTATATTATTTTTATTGAAAAATACCTAAAGGTTCTCCATGGTAGTTTTTTCACCGTGACATTCGCGACATAATGCTACTAAATTGCTCACTTCATTTGAACCACCATATTCCAACCTTACTTTATGATCTACTTCAAACCAGGCGGTTAATTGTTTTCCACAACCACCGCATTTCCAATTCTGGCTGGATGCTACATATTTTTTCTTTGTTTCACTCACCGAACGCTTGGTGGGTTGTTTACCAGATCTTAAGATTCGGTTCTCGGATTGTTGTTGTCTCATAGGAACCACTGGATAATTATATCCACCTTCTTGTTGGCTATAACTACCCCAATATTGGTCGGCTAAAATGTTTTGTTTGGTAGTAAAATCTAAGATAGGTGATATAATACTGGACGCGTTTTTATCTACGGGTAAATATTTTAAATAATCATTTGATGCGGATAACATTTCTCGGGCTTGGGTGGGTCTTCTTCGTATTAACCAATATATCATTAATGCACCAATCGCAACTCCCGCCATTTGATAATACTTTTTCCATGATAATGCGATTTTCATATATTTACCATCACTATAAATATTCGCCATAATGAAACCGGCAATTAAAAACAATATTATTTCAAATCTCATACTTTATATATCCTTAGATTTTTCTTTTTGGCGGATTTATCTAACTATCATAACATATATATATGAGAAAGACGAGTAATAATATAATGAAAATATGTATGATATGTTTACGAATATTTATTTGTTCGGATAAATAAATCGGTTTGGGTTTATATTCCGCATAATATTTATCTAAACCGGTTTGTAAACTCACTTCTTCTTTTCCTAATAGATAATTAAATTTGTTATGTATGAAATGGACCCAACGAATAAACGAATCGCGATTATCTAAATAGGGTTTTACCGGATATTTATCTAACATTTGGCTAAATTTATTTCCCATTTCAGGTAAAGGTATAAATAACGGCATATTTTGTATTAAATCATAATATTTGCGTTTTGTTATATCATTCGGATATTCGGGATAAGAATGGGCGACGGTATGTAAAAAAAACCAATAATGAGGACCCCACACATTTGAATCAAATAGCATTCTTATTATAATTATATAAAGATTTGGGAATATAATAGAGTAATACAACCGAATAATAAAAATGACTGATAATTATTGTAATAATTGTGGAAAACAGGGGCATCTCTATCATCAATGTAAAATACCAATTACGAGTATTGGAATTATAGTATTTCGTTATAATGAGACGAATATAGAATATTTGATGATACGACGCAAAGATACTTTGGGATATTTGGATTTTATGAGAGGTAAATATTCCATTTATAACAAAGAATACATCATGAATATGATGAAACAAATGACTACCGAAGAAAAAGAACGTTTATGTGCTTTAGAATTTGACCAATTATGGAAAGATATTTGGAAAAGTGAAATGATATCCAATCAATATAAAGTAGAAGAAATTGTATCACGCGATAAATTTAATTCACTGAGAAAAGGTATTTATACCAAAGATACATTATATACATTAGAAACAATTGTAGATGAAAGCAATGATTATGATATATGGGAAGAACCTGAATGGGGATTTCCAAAAGGTCGTAGAAATTATTTGGAAAAAGATTATGAATGTGCGTTACGTGAATTTAGTGAGGAAACTGGCATTCATCCAAAAAAATTAAAAAATATACAGAATATATTACCGTTTGAAGAAATATTTACCGGTTCTAATTATAAATCATATAAACATAAATATTTTGTATCCTATATGCAGTATGATGATAGTATATTATTAGATAAATATGAATTATCAGAAGTTAGTAAAATGGATTGGATGTCCTATGAAAACTGTTTGGAAATGATACGACCTTATAATTTAGAAAAAAAACGATTGATTAGTAATGTGAATAATTGTTTAACAAAATATAGATTATTTTTTTCATAAGAAACATAATAAAAATATATACGTATATTTTAAATACACATATATTTATTTATAAGATGTCAACTAAAAAAAATTATTGTCCGGATGGAATGCGTCGTAATCCTAAAACTGGTGAATGTGAACCAAAAAAAGCAAAAAAAACCAGAAGGAAAAAAGACAATGTTAATTCAGAAAATATTATTCAACAAATTACAAACAATCCGATTGTCAATAGTATTTCATCAGGTGTCAACCGTATTTCAACAAGCGTCAATAATATAGTATCAAATGTTGTATCTGATATAGTAGATTTTCATCCAGTGAATGTATCAACCAATTCACCAGATCCATTGTATAATGCTATTATAAATCCAGTGGTTACTCCATTTAAAACGAATAGACAAGTAATTATTAATGATCATTCGGATTTGTTAGAAATGACCGGTCAAGAATTACGCGATACGCTTTCTGTACTAATGAATGCAGAAACTGGTAAAAAGAGTAGTGGTAAATTCAATACAGCAGCCAAATTAAGAGAAGAAATTATTCGGTTACGAGGACTACAAGAAGGTGAACCCGTTCAATCGGACGAATTGGAATCAAAACAAATAATCACCGAACCATCCGTTAGATTTGAAGAAGATAAAAACATAATTATAGAACCACCAGTCGTAGATGATGTTGAAGAAGAACAACCAATCATAGAAGAACCACAACTAACAGTAGTTCAATACGAACAAACGGTCATAGAAGAAACGCCAATACAAGACGACCAATCGGCGGTTGGACCAGAGATTGACCCAGAGATTGACCCAGAGATTGACCCAGAGATTGACCCAGAGATTGAGTCAGAAATATTATCGGAAAGGGAGGGAGCGTCCGAGGGAACCGTAGGTTCCCTGGAAGGTTTCCCTGAACTACTACCGACATTGGATGACCCCAACTTCAACGAAAAAATCGCATTACGAAAAGAATTCAATGATACAAAATATGACGGTAAAATCCGCGATATAAAAACATTCTCCAACAAATTATGTAATACCGATTTTGAATTATCATCCCATCAATTATTTGTCAAAAATTTCCTATCACTCAATACCCCCTATAATAGTTTATTATTGTATCACGGTTTGGGTACGGGTAAAACATGTAGTGCAATTGGTATAGCGGAAGAAATGCGGTCCTATATGAAACAAGTAGGTGTTACTCATAAAATACTAATTATTGCTTCCCCTAACGTACAAAACAATTTTCGTACCCAATTTTTTGATGAAACCAAATTAAAACAGGAAAATGGATTATGGAGTTTAAATACCTGTATTGGAGATGCATTATTAAGAGAAATCAATCCTACCAATTTGACTGATATTCCCAAAGAAAAGGTGATTTCTCAAATGAATGCGATTATGAATCATTATTATTCTTTTATGGGTTATACCGAATTCGCCAATTATATTGAAAGACATACGAATGTTCAAGAAGATTCCGGTCTAGATCCGGTAAAAATACGTATCAAAAAAATTCAAAAAGTATTTAATAATAGATTAGTCATCATAGATGAAGTACATAATATTCGTAATACCGATGATAATAAAAATAAACGAATTGCTATGTTATTAATGGAAGTCGCCAAACATAGTGATGGGTTACGCTTATTACTATTGTCCGCCACTCCCATGTATAACAACTATAAAGAAATCATATGGTTAGTAAATTTGATGAATGCGAATGATAAACGCCCTACAATTAAAGAAGACCAAGTATTTGATAAAGAGGGTAGTTTTATTCCAAGTCAAAACATCAATGGAGAATTGATAGAAGGAGGGAGAGAACTTTTGGAACGTAAATTAATCGGTTATGTTTCCTATGTTCGTGGTGAAAACCCATATACATTCCCTTATCGTATATATCCGGTAGATTTCGCACCCGAACATACGATTGCCAGTTCAAATTATCCAAAGAAACAAATGAATGAAAAAGAAATTACCGAACCTCTAAAACATATACCTGTATATACGAGTCAAATCGGCGAATATCAACAAAACGGTTATGATTTTATTATGAATAATCTACGAAATAGGAGCAATCAAAAATATAATAAAACTGGTAGATTAATTACCTTACCTAATTTTGAGAACTTGGACGCTTTTGGCTATACTTTATTACAAATTCCATTGGAGGCATTAAATATTGTATACCCCAATCAAAAATTGGATTCTATTTTGGGAGAAGAATCACAACCGATGGATGAGAACCTAAATAATGAAATTATTGATAATATGATTGGAAAACAGGGATTAGCGAATATAATGACTTATAAAACAATTACTGTGCCAAATGCGTTACGATATGATTTTGAATATAGTCCAGGGGTCATAGAGAACTATGGCCGTATTTTCCATAGAGAACATATTGGTAAATATAGTAATAAGATTTCTACGATTTGTGATTGTATCCGTAATTCTACCGGTGTGGTCATGGTATATTCCCAATATATAGATGGCGGCATTGTTCCGATTGCTTTAGCATTGGAAGAAATGGGTTTTACTCGTTATGGTGCCGAGTCATATACCAAACCGCTATTCAAAACGCCACCGACCGAAGCAATTGATTCGGTAACTCTATTGCCCCGTAGTCAAAGTACAGGTTCTCAATTTCGTCAAGCCAAATATGTTATTTTAAGTGGCGACAAACATTTTTCACCGAATAATTCAAAAGATATAAAATATATTTCTAGACCAGAAAATAAAAATGGAGAACTGGTAAAAGTGATTCTTATCTCCAAAGCGGCATCCGAAGGTTTGGATTTTAAAAACATTCGTCAATGTCATGTACTGGAACCATGGTACAATATGAATCGTGTAGAACAAATTATTGGACGCAGTGTTCGTAATTTGAGTCATTGTCAATTACCCTTTGAAGAACGTAATGTAGAACTCTATTTACATGCGACCCTACCAAGAAATGATGAAGAACCAGCGGATTTATATGTCTATAGATTAGCCGAGAGAAAAGCATTTCAAATAGGAAATGTAACCAGAGTATTGAAACAAAACGCGGTAGATTGTTTATTGAATATAGAACAAACGAATTTTACTATAGAGAAATTGAATAGTATAGCGGAGAACCAAAACATACAAATACATTTATCCAGCGGTAAAACGATTGAATATAAAATAGGCGATAGACCCTATACGGATATTTGTGATTATATGGATAATTGTGCGTTTCAATGTTCTCCAAATATAGATATAAGTTCTAAACCCATTATCAAAAACACCTATAATACGGAATATATGAAAACAAATTACCATATGATTCTAAAAAGAATTCGTCAATTATTCAAAGATCAATCCTTTTATAGAAAAGACCATTTAATCAACGGTATCAATATCGTAAAACCATATCCAATAGAGCAAATCTATTATACGTTAACCCAAATCATAGATAATAAAACCGAATACTTGATAGATAAATATGGTAGAATGGGGGTTCTCATAAATAATGGGGATTATTATGCTTTCCAACCAGTAGAAATTACAAACGAGAACGCATCTATATTTGAAAGAAGTATACCAGTAGATTTTAAACACGAAAATATACGATTAGAAATACCTACGGTAGTTACTATGATAAAAAAAAAAGAAGAAACGAAAATAATAAAATCGGTGGATGATATTTTGCGAGAACTGGATGAAAATTTAAAAATCGCATTTGACAAAACGGGCACTAAACTTGAGTCACGAGATACCAATTGGTATAAACATTCTACATTAGTCTTCCCCGATTTAATAGACATCTTTGAATTGCCCGATGATTTTATCCAGAAATATTATGTATATCATTATTTGGATAATTTGGAATATTCAGAAAAGTTATTATTGATTCAACAAATATATTCGGAAAACAAAAACGAGAACACCCGTCTGGAAAATATTATAAAATCTTATTTTGACGAAAAAATGTTGAATTATGCGGGTAAAATGGCATTGGTTCTCGCTAATAAAAATGAATATAAAATATTAATACAATCGGATGAATTATTAACGCTATGGAACGAAGCCCGACCTACTGAACGACATGAAATCAATTCTATTATTAATGAAAAATATATTATTGCCAAAACGAATTTCAATGATATTATTGGATTTATGGAATTATTCAAAGAGAGAGAAATGACATTTAAAGTAAAAGATATGAAACAGAAACGAAACAATAAAGGTTCTCGGTGTGATAATTTGGGTAATTCACAAATCATAAAATATTTAAATGAAATCATGGGCGGAGAACCTATTTATGATACTGCGAATGTAAAAGATAAATATACCAAAATATCACTATGTGTATTAACCGAAATGTTATTACGATATTATGATGAAACCCGGCGTAATGGTAAACGATGGTTTTTCAATATAGAACAAGCGATGATACGCGATGTATCAAAAATATAAAAATAAAAAAATTGAAATGATATAAAAATATTTTTATATCATTATAATACAATTACAATGACCGATAAACAAACAAAACGTGCTGAACCACAAGTGTATGGGGTATATATGCCATCTATGTTGACTATGAAAGTACAATTGTCTATTACCGAGGTTGGAAAAAACATAAAACAGAATTTAGAAAAAATCATATCTAAGAA